GACTCACGGGTTGAGGTTTTCCATTGGCATCTCGGAAGATCGGCGGGGCTGGTTGTTCGGGAACTGGAGCAGGAGCGGGAACTGGTGATGTTTCTGGAATTCCAATGAGAGAAAAAATTTGCCTAAATGAGTCAGTAATGGCTGGTGCAAAGTCAGCTAGGCATGTTCCAATGAATGTGCGAACATACTTACCGGGCACAGCTACCTCAACGGAGTATTCCTTCACTCCGTTGAGGATTTGGTGGTCATTGATGCGAATGTGAACGTGCTCTAACATACCACTCTAATTTAGCGTTTCTTTTTCTCAAGGTGAACTGGAGACACAGCCTTGAGAATGACACGTCCGATTTCCGGCGACCACATTTCTTCGAGAGGCTTGATTACGATGCCTTCACGTTCGTTCTGTGCGCCGGGAACAGTGGAAGGACCATTTACGTACTGCATGATGACTTCCTTGCTCATTGGGCCGATGTAAAGCACTGGAGCGTAGCATGGCTCCCACGGATCGGAACCAACTGCTGCTTTGAGCGCCGCCATCTTTTCCGCATGATTCATGTAGCCCTTTGGCGTCATGATCTCGAACATACGGAACCACACTTGGTTGCCTTGTGCGCCGTAGCGAAGATCTTGGACCTTACCAAAGAGTTCGCCGTAGACAACAGCGTCCGGGTTAAAACGGCAGAGACGTTCCAGCCACGGATTGTCATGCATCGCACGCCAGAAGAAGCCACCAGGAGCTTCCTTGCGGTAGTTTTCACGAGAACCAATCCAGAGTTGGCCGTCCTGGAAAGAAGCACGGGTGTTGGCACCATCCAACTTTTCCGTGATCTCTACGAGCGTGCCATCCGGGATCAGGTAGTCATAACGGAACCAGGAGTCCACGTCATACTTCTCGCCCGAAAATGGAGGACCGGCAATCATCTCGCCGTCGCCGGAATTTTTGATATCCGGCACGTAGTGAACGATGCCAAGCAATTCGGCAACGTCATCACCTTCCTGTGCGCCATCCGGGGCCGCAAGTACAAGGCCCTGGCTCATGACGCCACGGAGCTTTGCAGCCTTGATGTGACGGCTCTTGAGAAATGAGTACTCCGGTTTGTCGGGGAGTACGTTGTCTGGCGGAATGTAGCAAGCCAGATCGCCCACATTGAAATCGCTGGTGCGAACGACGGCCTGATAGTTGAACACTTTCATGATGGAGAGCGTGTCCGCATTCGGATGCTTCTCCAATGCAGTCACACGGAACACTTCACATTTATGTGTTGAGTTAGACATAAATACATTTATCTCCCAATGTCCATTGTATACTGTATTTCCAACGATGTCAACCAGAAGCTCTATGTTGGGCAGACCATTCAACCACTTCTGGAACGATTCAAACAGCACCATCGGCAGAGCTTTAGAAAATCGCTGATCCATGATGCAATGAAAAAATATGGCAAAGAACATTTCCAAATAAAAATTTTGGAAGAGACAGACCCGGCCCACACGAATGAATCTGAAATTAGATGGATTGCAAAACTGAATACGCTCCATCCTAACGGATACAATTTGGATGCTGGTGGGCAAAGAAAATACCCATCAAACCTATCCAGGCAACGACGACATCAAAGCCATGTTGGTCGCTCACTTTCACCAGAACATCGTGCGGCCATCAGTGCTTCTCTCAGAGGAAAAACTTACGCAGGACATTGGTTTAATGTGACCGATCCTGATGGGATTAACTGGCGAGTACGAAACCTAAGAGAGTTTTGTACCCACCAGTCTTTGAACTACAATTCCCTCCGTTGTGCTGTTCGCCGCCACAAACAATGGAAAGGCTGGTCATTTCAGAAAATTTTGGAATCGACGCCGGGAACGTAGTTCTCCGTAAGCCAACGGCCAATCGAACCGTAATCTGAAAGCTCACCAACCTTCAAACGAGGCTGCTTGCAATAGTTGGGGTTTTTGACGTACCGCCACTTTTTGCCTTTTTGTTCCAAAGTTTGTGATTGGTCATTCGGACAACGAAATTCAATGTGAACATCGGCGTTGTCACAATAACAACGGTCATCTTCACCCCAATGCCCGCCACAGCCGCCCGTCAGCACGGTCTCAGCTACCATCTTCGATTTGCATAATGGACATTCCATAGATTTCAGTTTAGCAGGTAGATGTACCTGTTGTCAAATTTGCAATTGAAGCGGATTGTGGTATACTGAAGTTGAGAGTGAATGGCGAGGTTGTCCAGCCTCTACCGGAGCCATCACCTGACGAATCAGCGTGGACGGCTGATAGGGCGTGCCGACAAGAAAATGGTCGGGGCTATGGCACAGCTTCATGCCCTTCCCCGGCCTCTTTTCTACTTTTTGTGCGATTGAATCAATTGGAAGATGTCATTGACTACTTCCACGTTTGCCGCTTGAAAAGTTGGCTGGATTGCGATTTGAGTAACTTCAGCATGACCGCCGCCTTCTGAATCCCAGGTCGCACGAAACAGCGGTGTAAGAACCGGCACTTCGTTTCCATCTCGATCTTCATACGGATAAGAGCCACGTGAAGGAAAGGTTGTCCATTCCTTAATGTCGCCCATTGCGTGCCAGATGGCATCTTTGATCGCTTCGGCTGATGTTGCATAAAAACCGCAGCCAGATGCCTTACCGCCGTACCAACTCCAACTGCTCATCCACGCAATAGGTCTACCCCATGCGTCAACAGGTAAGACAATTGGTGTAACTGCGTCTGCCATATTAGGCCATCACTTTGATCTGCCAGAAGTCACTTGAGAGATTCTGGTTAGAAAGATAAGCAAACGGCATGAAGCAATAACCTTTGACGCCCCAATACGGACCCCAAGAGTTACGCACGATGAATGTCTGCGCCGGGACACCATTGACAGTAGAAGTGCCAGAGTTGTATCCTACAGCGGCGACGGCGTGACCACCAAGCACACTTTCTGTTGCTTGTGGCATCGGAACGATACCAGTTGCGGCCACAGCATCGGACTCGAACGAATCGTATACCGTGAAACCGAAGCTAAATGGGAATCCACCAGCCAAGCAAGACTGCATGTCTGCGAGATCTTGATTGATGCTTTGGTAAGAAACCGACTTATTCTTTAGTGCATTGGTAAAGCAAGCGGTAGGTGGCTTTGTTGCGAATGCGTTTACGTTGTACGGCCATTCAGACTCAGCGCATACACCTTGGACGTTAATGGATTTGATGCCATCACGAATTTCGGCACCAGCATCTTGATCTACTGTACCTTCCATAACCCGTTCGTTGTAGTAAACGAACAGGCGAGACGGCATGTAGCTTGTGCTGCCAGCAAGCAAGAGCTTTTGACGAATCAGGTCAAATTCCACTATACCGGCAATCGAATTCGCCGTACAGCTTCCAAGTTGCTGTTGATTGTAAACCGCAGGAAATTTCGAGCGAAGATCCACAAAGGACGGCACTGCTGCCGCTGAAATGTGGCCGGTAAATTTGAAGTCACGGAAGTCTGGCTTGTCAGGACGCCAGCCGTATGTTTGTTTGTTGGTTTTGAGAGTTTTCAGAGCCATGTCACTATGTATGACACGGCATATCTTCTACCCTAAGTGACGTAGAATGATGGTAGAATGCTTGGGTTTGAATCGCCAGCATCCTCGCCAGGAAAAATGTGCTTGTCCCGTCCGTCCGCATCGGTCACAGACGGCCCGGTAGTGCTTCGTCTTGTAGACGCCCCGGATCAGCCACCAGAGGTCGAAGTACCAGCGGTAGGTATTCATCGTCCGATCTTTCTGCGGACATAGCTCCAGGCGTTCGCTACAGCCGCCAAGCCGGTATTGAAGAGCGGTTGTAGCGCCGCCGTAATGAGCGCCATGTTTTCGGGCCGGAAGATTCCACACTGCGATCCGTAGATGATGCTGTGCTGCGGACAGAAAAATAAGTCAAAAATTGTGGACCACATCACACACCTTCCGCTGCCGCCGCACGTGCCGCTTCGATGTCACATTGTCGGATCTTAGGTGGGATGTAAGGAATGTGCTCACCGCAGTCCGTTGTGAAATGCGTGTCCATCATCGTGATGTCCATGTTGTCTCTTATGTCGGCTTCGATCTTCCGCATAAGAGGGTTCACGTCACGTCCATTCATGATACCGTGGCCGGTGATGAAGTACAGGTCGTAGCGATGACACTTACCGTACAAAGGATGGCGGTAACTGTTCTCCACCAAGCGAACTTCGACGCAGCGGAACCCGGCGTGCTTCCAGATGGTGTCCAGAAATTTTTGCGTGTCCCACTTAAGAGGATCATTGAGGAAGAAATTGAACGTGCGTTTCACAGTAGTAGCGACAGCACGATGTTGCGGCACACCTTTGGCACCGACGTAAGTGAACTTCAGCGGAGCAGCTTCGATGCGATACTGGCGGCGATGCTCCTGGATGATAGTGCCTTCTTTCGTGCCCTTCGTCCAGTTATGCCAGCGGCACATTGTCTGTGTGTTTGGTAATTCGTCCAGGCCACCATGCGATCTGGCAATGGTGTGGTCGCAAGTGAAGAGAACTTCCTTGCCGTCGTCCGGGTCAACTCCCCATAGATTCAGATGGTACGGTCTGCTCTCTTCCGGGGCAGCAGAACGGCCTTGCGGCGATCTTTCGATGGCGAAGTAAGTGGCCTCGAAGGGACACCCAGGAAAGGCGCATTTGACACCATTCTGGAGGAAGGATTTCAGCCGCAACGTCTTTGTGTTGATAACATGACCGCTGATGACGGTCTGCTTCGACGGCGCTGCGATTAGTGCTAAACCTTCCTCGATTGTCAACGTGCCAATTCGCTCATAGTCCTGTATGTGCGTCTTGACTGGTTTTTTCATGTTTTCTCTTTTCCAAAAGTCTCTGTAATTTGTACCCTATCGTGTGATAGTTAGACACCTTGACGGCCATTCGAGCCTCACACTCTAACTCGATTTCATACATGAGTGCGTTCAGAAACTCCACCGGATAACCGTAGCCAGCCTTGGAGCCTGTGTTATTACACCGGAACGTCAGATGATACGTATGCGTAACTTCGCCGGTTTCGGGATTGTGATACGCATTGAAAATTTCGACGGTCTCAATGATCGCACCGGCCTTCTCAAAGAGGATCTGAATGAATTCGTGTGTATCGAACTCGCCCGGAGCTAGGAGCGTAAAACACAGATCCCGGCGCACGTGAACAATACTGCCATACGTGATTTCGGTTTTGTTCAGGCCGATGTATTTCATTTCCGTTCATCCGGCATGTGACAGTGAATGCAATGATCGGAGTCGTAGCTGCCGTCTTCCTGCTCGTAGTTGCAGACGTGCGTTGGTGAGCACGGACAGTACCAACCCATGTCCAAGCCGCAACCTTCGCAATTAGCACCGTCGCTACGCCAGCGGTCTTTCTTGTAGTATTCCTTCGGAGTCTCGGTGAGGGCTTTGACTGTATGGTGACAGGTGCCTTCTAGGAACGAGATCGCCTCTATAATCGGGCGCTGTCGAGCGTGCAGGGCGTCTAACATCGCACGGCGTTCTTCCGGCGACAGAGACTCCGCATCCTCTCTTCTTAGTTGCAGCCCATTAACGATTGCCATCCGTCAATTCCTCCATTTCCAATTCACCAGCGATCAAGGCTCCGATAATCATGGCCTGTTCGATGATGAGAAGATCCTGCGCCGTCGTGAATCGGTAGTTGTCCGCACAAAACGATGCGGCCCGTTCCTTGATCCGGCGAGTCAGTTCTTCGGATTTTTCCACCATGTCCATTGTATCACCGCAGCCAGAGGCAAGTATAGTCCGGGTGGCCGTACAGGTCGGACGTGAGCGAGGCAATGATGCGGCCCGTCTTGGTCTCGAAACCGATGGACCAGATGCCACGATCCAGTTGCGAATCGAAGTATTCGACGCCGGAATCATCGAAGCCACGAAGCTCGTACTTACCATTGCCAAGAGGCGTGCCGATGGTGGTTACATCGTAGGCCGGTTCGGAGTTACGGAAAGTCCGCTTGCTCCGAATCTGGTGTAAGTTGATGTTCGTTTTCTGTGTCATGTTACGCTCCTGACCGGCCATTTACTTCACCGGCTTGCCAGCGCACATGGCCTTCAGTTCGGCCTTGACCCGCTTGGCAGTCTCGCCCTTCCAGGAACCAGCGTTGCACAGGAAGTAGCTGACGATGGACAGGGCGCTATCGCAACCGTAGGAGTCCTGCATCGTGTTAAGGCATTGCATCGCTTGGAGATACGGGAAGGCGGCGGAGTTCACCTTTTTCCAGTCCCGGCGAATCTCAGCAGCGATTTCGGAGATGTTTCGGTAGTTCATGCTTAAAGCCTACCACATCAGCCGCCAAAAGTCAATAGGTACATCAATAATGATTTGTGGCCTTGACGTACTTGGAAAGCAGAGCGATGCGCCGGATGCTCCGTTGATTCGTGCGTCGGACTTCCCGAAGAATTTCCAGGCGGCGCTCAGTTTCTTCCTGCATTCGGCTCAGTTGACGGCGAATGCGCCAGCACCGGAAATCGTAGTAGCGAGTCCGGGCCATGAAGTAAAGAACCTTCGGCAATATTCGCAGGAGTTTCATGCTTGGAAGCACGAGGTAGAACCACGCCACGAATACGATGGTGGAAATCAACAATGTCGCAACAAACAGTTTCATGCCACCATCGTATCAGTTTCGGGCGTCGTTGTCAAATAGATGTATCAACTATTTTGATCGAAGAAGATCTTACGGCTGATCGTTGCCATGATATCATCCACTTTGACCGGCTTGATGCGGTGGAGAACGTCATATTCAGTTCCAACAAGAGCGCCGAATTCGATTTCGTATTCATCGAACCCGGAAAGGTATCGAACGTAAACGTAGTCGATTGTTTTTGCGTTGGTGACCCTGAAGCGAACACCATCGCCCATTGAGACGGGAGTTTGACCTCCCCACATTTTGAAAACGGTATTATTGGCCTTCGGCCCTGTAAACAGATCGGTAAGATTATTTGTGAATTTTGTTTTCATTCTGCCTTTGCACATCTGGAGTGCAATTTCCGGTATAGATTTTGGATACTGACCGGGGAACGGCAGGTGCTTTGGGAGCACGATTTGAGTCTAGCAGAAATTCCGTGGCTGCGTCAAGAGTGGTTCAGATTTTTCTGTAGTTCCATAGAGACTCTATAGAGACTATATTATTCCTTGCGTTGCATTCGATATTGTACAAGGCTTTTGGATTATGTCAAGAGCGGCCCGTCGAAGGTGTCAGTCGGAGGTCTACATAATGATGGTACATCTATCATGTCAACTCCAGTCACTCCGCTCATTGGAATCTATGCGAATCAACCGACTGACTTGAATTTTCTCATCACCAATCGGTTCCGTTTAGTCTTACGTCGGGCACCAAGTTGCGTCTACTTCGTGCAGCAATGCAACCTACCAGGATTTTCGATGGACAATGCAACCCAGGCCACCAGCTTCATCCAACTGCCGGTCCCTGGCGACAGAATCCACTACAACGATTTTACCATCAGCTTCCCGGTTGATGAAGAGATGCGGAACTATCGAGAGATCGCTGACTGGATCATCGGCCTGGGTTTTCCGAAAGAGTTTGGTCAGTACGAAGACTTGCACGATTCAATGGATGGCATCTGGTCCGACATCGGCCTTATCATCTTAGATGCCGATCAGAATCCGCTGCATGTTGTTAAGTTCGCTAATGCGTTTCCGGTGTCTCTAACTGACATAAGTTTTGACAGTAAGGGTGAAGATACGGTCATCCCGATGGTGACGGCCACCTTCAAGTATTCGTACTGGCAATTCGATGAAGTCAATGTTGGATCGACCACTGTGACACAAGCCGATTTGGACCATTCCTAAGCCCTTGACAAAATCCATTTCCGTGTTCCAATGGTAATCAGTGATAGTTGACATAGAGCTTACCCTGAACCGTTTCGGGTTTCGCCGGATGCCGCCCAACAAGATTCAAATCGGATGGTTTCGTCTGGCGTATTGGGAGATTCCCGGCAAGCACGCTATCAGCTTTGAAATAAACTGGCGCACATGAATATTGACGAACTGTTTGAGATGGTAGACACCGATCTTGGGAAACCACTTCGGCGTGACATGACCGATTGGGAAGCCAGCCGCCTTCCTTCCCTGCTCGTGAAGTACCGCAAAATCCTCTATTACGAAAAGCTCGAACTGGAGCGCATGAAGAGCGCAATGATGCCTCTCCTGCGTTTCAAAAAGGAATACTACGGCGGAAAGTGTGACCTTGAAGTCTACAAGAAACATCCGTTCGATCTCAAGCTGGAAGGCAAGACAACCAAGATCAAAGTCAAAGATGGAATCAACGTTCCTGAGATCATCAAGGACGAAATCACCATGTATGTGGAAGCTGATCCTGATGTCATCAAAGCCAAAGAATTGGTCACGGCACAACTCGAAAAAGTGGAGTTTGTGAAGGACCAAACGAACGAAATTAGCAAGCGAAGCTACAGCATAAGTAATATCATCAATACCCAAAGGTTCAAGGCGGGACTCGACAAACTTGGTGACCATATTGACCTGTCTGAGCCTGAAGATTAGGAGAAAGGACGTGGCAAAGAAAACGACGAAACAAGACGAAAATACGAAGAAAACCCCGAAGACGACGACGAAGAAAACCGAAGGCAACTTTTTTGACGACCTGTTGAAGAAAGTTGGCGTAGAAATGCCGGTTGCGGCAGATGTAGACCTGTATTCCAACATCACGTTTTACGATACTGGCTCTTACGCACTGAACGCTGCAATCTCCGGTTCAACAAGCGGCGGCATTGCAAGCAAGGTGACTGCGCTGGCCGGGGAAGAATCGACCGGCAAAACCTACATCGCTCTGCAAATCATCAAGAGCTTTTTGGCCGTACATCCCAAAGCGCACGCATTCATCTTCGACTCAGAAGACGATCCTTCAAAGGGTGTGGCAAGCCTCGTAGAGCGTGATATCGACCCGAAGCGTGTTCACATCATGCGTGTGCGGACGATTCAAGAATTCCGCAACTCAATCATCCGAATTCTCAATGGCTACTTGGAAACACCCGCAGAAAAACGTCTGCCGATGTTCATGTGCCTTGATTCTTTGGGCAACCTATCCACTCACAAAGAAGTGACGACCATTGACAAAGAACTGGTCAACGAAAAGGGTGAAGACGTAGCCGATATGACTCGTCCGAAACTGATTCGTGGTCTGTTCCGTGTGCTCTCCATCAAGTTGGGCGAAGCCGGTGTGCCACTGCTCATCACGAACCACACTTACGACTCCCAAAGCTCTTATACGCCACAGAAGGAAATGGCTGGCGGCGGTGGTTTGAAGTATGCGGCATCTACAATCATCTTCTTGTCGAAGAGCGCATACAAAGAAGGCGACGAAATCAACGCCAAGGAAAAGGGCCGGGAAGTGATTGGTGTCAAGCTGACTGCTTACATCGAAAAGAGCCGGTTCACCAAGAATGGAAAATCCATCCAATTGCTTCTCCACCACGAGAGCGGCCTGGATCGCTATTGGGGATTGTTCGACTTGGGCCTGAAGCGTGAACTGATCGTGAAGGATGGAAACTTCTATACGTTCCCGGACGGACAGAAGGGCACACGTAGAGAAATCGTCTATAGCCCCGCAAAATATTTCGATTCTAACGCAGCCGCTTTTGACGAATTGTGTCAGAAGGAATTTCGATTCGGTAAGGGCGAAATTACTCCACCTAACTTAGAGGACGAACCCGAAGAGGAAGCTGAAGAATCAGTGGAATCGGCGGAAAATTAAGTCCCTAAATATGAGTAATGACAAGATCCGAAGCAAGAGCCATAGGAGCAACGCAGTGCGAGGGACGACCATGCTATCGTTGCGGAACTACGAAAAAATGGTCCAACAACTCAAGTTGTGTAAAATGTCAATACGATAGGCAACACACACCGGAATATAAAAAGAAAGAGCAGACTCCCCGACGCAAAGCTCAGAAGAGAGCCATAAAAATCAAGTGTTTTTATGGTATTACCGAAGAGCAATACCAGGAATTGATGTCTGCTCAGTCCGGTGTGTGTGCCATATGTAAAGGTCCAAACGTTGCTGACCGACGCTTAGGCGTAGATCATGACCATATCACAAATGCCGTGCGAGGTCTACTTTGCATCAATTGTAATTACGGCTTAGGTTATTTCAAAGACAATCCTGATTTGTTGATTGCAGCCATCAATTACCTAAAGGTGGCGGTATGAGTGAAGAAGTTAGAATCACAAAATTCGATGAATCGTATATTCAAATCCATGCAACTCGTGCGGTGTTGATGGAGTTGAGTGACCGTTTCTCTTTCACCGTGCCGAATGCCAATTTCTTAACGTCAGTCAAGAACAGATATTGGGACGGCAAGATTCGCTTGCTCGATCTGAGGTCAGGAAAGCTGTATTTTGGTCTGCACACTCATGTTGCAGAGTTCTGTAAGACGAACGGATATGAATGCATCTACGAAGATCCAATCGACGTAGAAATCCCATTCTCAGTAAATGAATTTCGTAGCATGATCGCTTCTCTTAAATTGTCGGTCATGAACGATGAAGGTGTGCGGGTCGATATCACACCACACGATTATCAAGAACAAGCGGTCATCCATGCGATCCAGGCTGGCCGCACACTTCTTCATTCTCCTACCGCATCTGGAAAGTCGTTGATGATTTATCTTTTGATGCGTTATTATCTTGCTATCACAAAAGGCAAGGTACTCATCATAGTTCCAACCACAAATCTTGTCCAGCAGATGTACGATGACTTCACTGACTACGCTGCTAACATTTCCTGGGATGTTCAGGCTAACTGTCACATGATTTACGACGGTGGTGAGAAGCAGACTGACAAGCGGGTGGTGATCTCCACGTGGCAAGCGTTGGCTGTCAAAGAACCCTGCCCTAAAGAACTTCGTGAAATCTGGACGAAGGCTCAAATCAAGATGTGGTATCAAAAGGCACCGTACATCTTGGATGAGTCGTACTTTGCTCAGTTTAACACTGTCTTTGGAGATGAGTGTCACTTATTTGCGTCTGAAGACAACCAGGGCGGCGGCGAACTGATTGAGATCATGTCGAAGCTCTGCAACGCCAAGTACAGAATCGGCACCACCGGCACACTTCGTGACTCGAAAGTTCACCATCTGATTTTGGAAGGCATCTTTGGCGGCGTGTATCAGACGACCACCACAAAGGAAATGATGGACCGGAAGAAGGCCGCACAACTTTTCATCAAAGTTTTGGAGCTTCAGTACCCGCAAGAAGAGCGCAAGGCAATGCGGAAAAAAACCTATCAAGAAGAAATGGAATTTTTGATCGGTCACACGTCCAGGAGCAGATTCATTCGCAATCTGGCGCTATCTCTCCGTGGCAATACCCTTGTCCTGTTTGAGCGGGTCGAAAAGCACGGCAAGATCCTTCACAAAATGCTGGAAGAAAAAATTGCCGATGGCCGGAAGCTGTTCTTTGTTCACGGCGGCACAGATGCAGAAGACCGCAACCTCGTCCGCA